GCTTGATTGCGGAATTCTAAGTGATGACAGAAATAGAAATGTGCATGAGAGATATTTTTCTATAGGTGTTGATGGAATTAAAAGAGGTGCAAACTTCTACAATGAAAACAGCCCAAGAGATAGATACAAGAGAAGAAGATTAAGAATAAAAGAATGGAGACCGTCTGGAGATCATGTTCTGATCATTGGCCAGACACATTATGGTGCTGGTTTGGCGCATGTAGGGACTGAGAGTGACCCCATGTCGAACATGTGGATTGATCCAACAGATTATTATCATAATTTAGTAAAAAGAGTAAGAGAATACACTGACAGACCAATCGTCTTTAGAACGCATCCAGTAGGTGATAAAGAAATAAGAAATAGAATTAGACCTCCAGAAGGGGTTCATGATATCACTCTTACTGATGCTAGAGAAATCCCTATCAAAAACGACTTAAGAAACGCTTGGTGTGCCATAACAAGAACATCTAACGGCGCTGTTGACGCGGTGTTCAATGGTATACCAGTAATAACAGAAGATCCAATTTGTTTAGCTTATGACGTTGCCGGACATACAATTAAAAAAATAGAAGACCCAGAAAAACCTAGCAGAACTCAGTGGCTTTATGACATGTCATACGCCGAATGGTCTTTGGAAGAAATGAGACAGGGACTGCCTTGGAAACACTTAAGGAGTAATTTAAAACATGCACAGGATAAATGATGTATGGTGCGTTCCTGACGGGGACCAACTTATAACAAGAAAAATAAACGAAAGAAAGAAGAAAGACTCCGACCCTACACATACGGATCTTTACTATGAAAGACGAGTTAGAAAAGCAGCCTTAGAGCATGTCACTAATTTTGGAACTTTTGTCGATGCTGGAGCTAATGTTGGTATATGGAGTAGACCAATGTCTGATCTATTTACAGCCGTAGAAGCTTTTGAACCAGCTGAAAAAAACAGAGAGTGCTTTACAGAAAACCTTAAGGAAGTAGATAATATCAATTTGTACAGTCATGGGTTAGGGGAAACACGAACTCATGGAAACTTGCTTTTAGGTGTTAAGAATTGTGGCGACTGCAAAATACTTTACCAAGATGAGATCAAAGGTGTAAAGTTTAAGCCTGAAGATTCCGTTGAGGTAAGAACATTGGATTCTCACAACTTTCGTGAAGTTGGTTTAATCAAAATCGACACACAGGGTCACGAACTACGAATACTCAAAGGCGCTGTAGAAACCATGAAAAAGTGGAAGCCGGTTGTCGTTTTTGAGATAGACCAAGACAAAGACCGATGCTGCGACCTTCTAGAGTCCATTGGGGCAAGTAGAATACCAGTAGATAATAAATGCTTAATGATATACGGATTTAAACATAACAATTAACCTCAGAAAACTTGCCGGATGTATTATGAAAATCCTATACGTAACTACCTTTAACAACAAACTGTACAACGCAACCGGAAGAGACATGATTGAATCTTTCGTCAAGTATAAGACGGAAGGCGATTTGCTTATTGCTCATGAAGACAGTCTGGATGAAGTCATACCACATCACAGAAAGTTTATCTTCCACGACTTAGAGGAAGATCCGTTTCTTCATTCGTGGTTAAGAGAGAATGAAGACATTATTCCGGTTGATCTTGGAGGCAAGTTTGATGGTGCTTACAAAGGAATGGCAAAGTTTAATCACAGAGCTTCTCAATGGTTTAGAAAAATAGTGGCTCTGAATAGGGCTATGGAAATAAAGAGTGATTACGAAGCCATAGTTTTTTTAGACAGCGACACGGTTGTCAATAAGCACCTGCCGTCATCTAAAGTAGATGAGATATTTGACGGACACTCCATGTTTTACCACTTGGGAGAACACAGAAAAAAGGTTGGTACTGGTATAGAATCTGGAATAATAGGATTCAATCTAAAAGAACAAGGCGCTTTACTGCTCAGTATTGTCATTAACAAGTTTAGAAGCGGTGAGTTTAGAGACTACTTTAGATGGGATGACGGATATGTGTTTAGAAAAGTCGTGGAGGAATATTGGGATATACCAACAAGAGATGTTGTGGACGTTAAAGAGAGTAACGTTGTAGAACATGGGCCTTTTGCTGAATATCTAGTACACAAAAAAGGAATACACTGGAAAGAACACGGTTTACCATCTATGAAAGGCTCTAAAGATCCACGATAGAATGGCAGTATCTCCGCCAAAAACCATCTTGACAACACACGAAAGAAGCAAAGTTGTCGGCAGAGCGTTCGCTGAAGGCTGCGGTGGCGGAGTCATAAATATATTTAAGCTTCAAGAACTAGCAAAGAGGAAGATAATTGTTCCTCGCGTAGCCAGCTATGGCATACTTAGAGGGTGTGGAGAAGCAATAAAAGCCGCAAAGGATTACTGGCATATTGATCACGGTTACTTTTTTAGATCAAGCACGCCAGAAGCGTATGACGGTTATTACAGGATCACTAAAAACAACTTCTGGCACGACGGGCTTAGTAAGTGTAATTCAGACAGGTTTGCTAGATTAAAAATGCAAGGCTTGCAACTGAAAGACTGGAGAAAGACTGGCAATCACATAATAGTAGTACCTCCATCAAAATACATGGCAGATCATTGGGGTATGCATGACTGGCTAAGAGATACTGTCGCAGAAATTAAAAAATATACGGATAGAGAAATAGTCGTCTCTATCAAAAATGAGACACCACTAGAAAGAGTTTTGCCAAATGCATGGGCTTTGGTAACAGATCATTCGAATGCAGGGATAACAGCTTTACTAGAAGGCGTCCCTACTATCTTCACTAACCCAGCAAGAAAGCTTGGGGAAATATCAGAGATAGAAAATCCACCTATGGATCGTGACTTTTTTTATGGGTTGGCTTACCAGCAATGGACTTTAGAAGAAATAAGATCAGGTGAAGCATGGAATTACTTGGGCGATACAAAACATTAATAGAAGAAGTAGAAAATAGGCAACCAAAAACGATACTAGAAGTTGGTACTCATCGTGGCAATAGCGCGATCACTATGGTAAATAAAGCCAAGCAGTACAACGACGATGTATTTTATTATGGATTTGATATATTTGATTGGGCTAACAGCAACTTTATGGCTAAGGAATTTAATGGTAAGGTTCCTCCAGTTTTAGCCCAAACCAGAAAACGTCTTAAAAGAGAAGGTATCCAGCACAAACTGATGGTGGGAAATACCAACAGTACTCTTTCAAAATTTTCGCCAGATAGACAAATAGATTTTGTATTTATTGACGGTGGACATTCGGTCGAAACAATAGAAAGCGACTGGAACAACATAAAGAAGTTTATGGATGATGAAACTGTTGTGATATTTGATGATTACTATGAAAACAGAGACGATTTTGGATGCAAAAAATTAATAGACGAATTACTACAAGACAAAGCATTTTCTGTTGAAAAACTAGAACCAATAGAGATAGTAGAAAAAAACGATATACATCTAAGATTAGCAAAGGTTACAAAGAATGTCGGTACAAATTAATGATTTAACCATAGTTAGCGCAGCTTGGAACTGTTCAAGTTTTTTAGAAGCAAACTGGAAGTTAATGTCTGAGTATTCAACAGATGGTCTTCAGTGGGTTGTTGCAAATAATCACCCAGAAAAAAGCTTGGGTATGGTTGAGACTATCCCTAACTTTAAAATTATTGACGGAGTTCCTCAATCGGAAGTAGAGCTACCGCCAAAAAGAAAGGCTATACATGTAGGAAGCTATCACCACGCCGCTGGTATTAACAAAACAATACCACACATTAAAACTAGATATGCTTTGTTTTTAGACCCTGACTTTTTTATAGGGCCGTCTTTAATAGAAATAATTGACTACATGGACAAAAAAGACCTTGCGTTCTTTGGGACACCTTATGCAATAGATGGGTCTGATAGAGCAAGTCATACGTTCCCGTGTGTTTACTGCATGTTTGTGGATACAACAAAAGTTGACATCTCTACCTTTGACTTTACTCCACAGCCAACCGATCTGTACAAAGGCGATACTGGAACAAAAGTTTATTTAGATCATTTAGATTATCCTCATGAGTCGGTTAGACAATCTGTCGGTGACAACAAGGTAAAGGATCAGCTGGCGCAAAAACCTCACATCAAATGGCCATACACAAAAAGTACGCTACAAACTGTCTACGGCATGAAGACTCCAGAACATGCAAAAAATAACTACTTCTGGAAAAACGGAGGCGAATACTTTGGCTCTCATGTAAGAATGAAAATAAAAGCTAGAAACGAAGAGGGAACTGTATTTTCCGCTAAAGCAACTGAACCACATAGTGAAGCAGCTCACATAATGAATATTGTAGAAGCTGTTCAACATATAAGACAGATGGAGCCACAAAAAATGGTGACTCCTCTATTTAAAGTTCTTATGCACGAAGATGCTATAAATGAAAGTCATAAAGTTCTTAGATCAGGCTATGTATCTCAAGGCAAAGTCAACAATATTTTTGAAAAAAAGCTTATGAATCATTTGAGTAACAAAAACGCAGTTACTGTTAATTCTGGAACGTCAGCTCTGCATCTTGCGTTTGACCTAATAAAAGAAGCAGAGTCTTTAGATGAATCTTGTCAAGTTGTTTGCAGCCCATTGACGTGCGCGGCTGGATTGCTACCAATAGTTTCAAACGGACTTTCCATAAAATGGTGCGATATATCACCATCAAATCTAAATATAGATTTAGACAAGGCGGCAAAGCTACTTAATGAAAATACAAGAATTCTTAGTTTTGTTCATTGGGGCGGATATCCAATAGACTACAAAAAGCTACAGGAAATAAAAAAGCAATACGCGCTAAAATACAAAAAACAATTATATATTGTTGAGGACTGCGCTCACGCTTGGGGTTCTACTTGGAACGACCGTCCTGTTGGTGCAGTTCTTAACGATGATTCAACATTTAGCTGTTTTAGTTTTCAGGCCATAAAATCTTTGACAACTGGAGATGGAGGTCTTTTAATCACGCCACCCAGTTTCAGAAGAATGGCAAGAAAAAAGAGATGGTTTGGGATAGACAGAGATAATGATGAGGATTTCAGAGGCGGATATCCTATTCAAGATTTAGGTTTTAAGTTTCATATGAATGACATTTCTTCTGCCCTTGGAATTGGCAACATGCCACATGTTCAAAGTGCAATAGAAGAGACTAGAGAAAACGCCGATGTCTACTATAAGAAACTTTCCGACCTTCGTTATGTCAAACTTCTGGATAACGACTATCAATCTCGGTCAAGTTACTGGCTTTTTACTATAAGGGCTATGTATAGAGATCAGCTTTCAGAACACTTAAAGGAAGCAGGTATACAAACCAGTCTCGTGCATCACAGGAATGACACACATCCCGTATTTAAAAACTTTAAACCGAAGGCAAATACGCTACCAGTACTAGATGAAGTTTCTAAGGATATGCTTTGCGTTCCTGTTGGTTGGTGGATGACACCACACAGAATTAGAAGAATTGTGGACAGAATAAAAGACTTTTACGTACACAGAAAGAGTTAAAATGAAGTCACATGAAAAGTCTTGGCACAGAACTATAAAGGACAGAATAGATTTTTTAGATGAAATCTCTTCGCTGCATAAAAACGGAGATTATGCCAATTTTAGACAGATAGAAAGCTTGCGTAGAAATATAAGCGGAGATAACGCTAAGAGAGCAAACGGTGAATTAAGCTATCTATTAAAAAACAACCCAGAGATATTAACTGAAAACCTAGACAAGATAAAAGAATGGGACTCATTTGGCAATCCTGTACTTCAAAGTTTTGAGCGTGAAAATTTTAAGATTAACTGCTCGGACTCAGTTTTTCCACCGTTGTACGATATAACAAAAATAAAGGAGAATCTTAACCTCTCCTCAGACTTTGACATAGTAGAAGTTGGATGTGGCTTTGGAATAGAAGCTAAAATTTTTCACGACATCGTTGGTTACAAGAGCTACACCCACGTAGATCTCCCAGACATGTTAAAACTTCAGTCAGCTTATCTTTCTAACTTCAAAACACCTAACATTACCTATATAAACCCATACAAAGATATTGACAAACTAAAAACTCATTACGATTTGTTCATATCTAACTTTGCTTTTACAGAGATAACTCATGATGTACAAAAATTCTATTTTGACAACATCATAAAAAAATGTAGCATGGGAATAATTGTAGGAAAAATGGCGCCACACATAGAAGGCGTAATGAATAACAAAATAACCAAAGTGCAAATTGATTGGATTGAGTCAGAATTTAACATCAAGTATGAAAAGAATTCTGCTTATGTAAGAGGGGGTTTAATATATTTTTGGAAATGAATAAATTTAAATACAAAACATTTAAGTACAGATTTGAGTCAATATTGCAGAGGGTTTTTGGTTGTGTAGATATGTCATGCCTACATGAAGAAGTAAAACTATTCGATGTAGACACAGATCAATCTTCAAAGTATCACAAAAAGTTTTACGAGCTTCCCGAAGACCATCCGTTCTTTTTAAATTTTAGAGAATTTGTGGTGAATGAAATAAAGCCCCTATTTGACGAACCTATAATCTTTCAAAAAAAACCTACCTTTAGAGTTCATTTAAGAAACAATATTGCGGTAGGCGCTTTTCATAGAGATAGAGACTACAACCATTTTACAGACGAAGTGAATTTTTTCGTTCCATTAACAAAAGCTTTTGACTCAAATACAGTATGGGTAGAGAGCGAGGAAGGAAAGGAAGATTTTGCACCTATGAACGCAAGGTATGGTGAGTTTTATATGTGGGACGGAGCTAACCTAAAGCACGGGAACAAAAAGAACGAAACCGGATCGACTAGGGTTAGTTTTGATTTTAGAGTCCTTCCAAGATCAAAATACGTGGAGTCGGGTAAAAAAAGCGTCACTCAAGGAATGCCTTTTGAGATAGGGCAATACTATGAAGAGCTATGATATACTTATACTAGGATCCTCATACCTAACAGAGCTTTCGGTTAAATATCTTTTAGACGTAAGTGACTACAATCTTGTTGGTTATGTGCCTTGTAAAAACACGCCAGTTGAAGGAAATATACCGCTAGAGAAAGTGGATATTAATCAACCGTGCGATATAAAACTTTCACTTCAATACGACATCATAGTTGACGATACGTCAAACACTTATAATCTTCATACGGGCCTTCTCCCTGAATATGGTGGTAGAGACATACTAGACCATACTATTAAAAATGAAGAACGAGAACAGGGACTGACTTTTCACAAAATGACTGAGGATCTTGATTACGGCCCAATCATAAGCAAGATAACATATCCAGTGCTAGATACTGACTGTTCTTTTGATTTGTATAAAAGAATGCTAGAAATAGCACCGTCTTTTGTGCATAGTAGTTTGAAGCTATTAAATAGCATGAAACAAAAAGAAATAGAAAAATGTTACAAATGTCCTCCTACTATGTATAGTAGAGGAGAGTTTGAGCTTAGTGAAAAATTTAAAGAGTTTATAAAATGCAAAAAGTATTAGTAACAGGTGGAGCTGGTTTTATAGGTCATCACCTAATAGAACACATATTAAAAAACACAGACTGGTTTGTTGTATGCTTGGATAGGCTAGACACTTCTGGAAACCTCAATAGAATATCCGAATTTCTTGAAACTAATCCTTCTTGGAAAAAAAGATTCAAGTTTTTATACCACGACTTAAAGGCTGAAATAAATTCACAATTAGCAAAGCAGATTGGCAATGTAAGCCTAGTCTTTCATCTAGCCGCCTCTTCTCATGTAGATAGAAGTATTGAAGATCCTTTAAGTTTTGTTTATGACAACGTGGTAGGTTCTTGTAATCTGTTTAATTTTGCTAGAAATTGTGACACCATTGATTACATACAAAATTTTAGCACGGACGAAGTTTTTGGTGACGCGCCAGTAGGAACTGCCTACAAAGAATGGGATCGTCATATGGCAAAAAATCCATACTCTGCTAGTAAGTCCGGAGCAGAGCAGTTAGGAATTGCATTTCACAATACCTACGGACTTCCTATTATCACAACTAACTGCATGAATGTGATTGGTGAAAGACAGCATCCTGAAAAGTATCTGCCTTTATGTATAAAGAAAATATTGGCAGGAGAAAAAATACACATACACTCAGACCCAAACAAGAATCCCGGAACTAGATTTTACGTACACGCAAGAAACGTTGCTGACGTGTCTTTATTTCTGACAAAAGAAGCAGAAGCTGGAGACAAGTACAATCTTGTTGGACAAAAAGAAGTTTCAAATCTAGAGCTGGCGCAAATGGTAGCTGAAATTTTAGGTAAAGAGCTTAATTACGAACTAGTTGATTTTCACTCTTCTAGACCCGGACACGACTTAAGGTATGCATTAGAGGATACTAAGATATGTAATATGGGATACAGCTATCCTGTGTCATTTGAAGATTCTTTAAAGAAGACAATACAGTGGACGATAGACAATCCTAAGTGGTTGGCAGGATAATGAAATTTTTAATCCCAATAAAAAATAACAAATACTTCAGAATTGTTTCAAAAGCTCTTAAGACAGGACTAGAGAAACAAGGACAGATAGCTGAGATCATATTCAGAGACGATCTGTCTAAAAGAGAAGAGTGTATCAAAGAGTATGATTTTGTTTTTGTGTTTACGATAACGGGAGATTGGATAAGAGATTTAGCTATTAAATATGGAAAGCCTTACATCTACATGGATAAGGGGTATTGTAGAAATGCCAGACTTAGAAATCCTGAAGCATTTATAAGATTTAGCCCAAACAGCTGGCAACCTTTAAAGCATCTAGATAAGTTTTCGGATAGAGATGATAGGTGGGAGGAACTGCTAAAAATACCAATAAGAAAGTGGTATGGAAAAGACGGAAAAGTATCCAAAGTAGAAACTCTAGAGCCAAAGTCTCACTTTAAAGAAGAAGGTGAGTACATACTGTTTGCTGGAAGTTCTGCAAAATACCATCTATACATGGGTATTGAAGAACCAACCACGTATACAAAAAACATAGTTAAAGAGATTAGAAAATTTACAGATCGTCCTATAATATACAGACCTAAGCCAAGCTGGAACGCAAAGCAAGAAGTAGAAGGTACAATATTTTTAGGTGACAGTAAAATAAAATACCACGAACTGCTAAAGAAAGATCTGCATTGCGTTATAACTCACACCAGCAACGCTGCTTTGGAAGCTAATTTCTATGGACTACCTACAATCGTTCTCGGAGAGGCGATAGCTAAACCAGTATCTAGCACAAAGCTAGATGAGATAAATAATATATATAGACCAACACTTGAAGAAAAGCATTCATTAGGCAGATCCCTATCCTACTTTCAATATAGAATTGAAGAGGTGGAGAGTGGGGTCATGTTTGACAATCTAAAAGGCATTTTTGAGGAGGAATTAAATGGGTCATAAAACACTAACAGGAGCTGTTCAGGGCAAGTTTTGGGGAACAACAAGATGCTTCTTTGAGAATGCGACAAGTGAAGTTCATTATATAGAAGCTAATAAAGATGGTTATTGTTCTCGCCATCATCATGAAAATAAATGGAACAGATTTATCGTGCTTGAAGGAGCTTTAAAGGTTATTATATATAAGCAGGATAGTGAAGATGAGACAATACTGAGACAAGGTATGTTTTCTGACGTTCCTCCCGGAATAGACCACAGGTTTGTGGCAATGGAAGACACAAAAGCCTTAGAGGTTTATTGGATAGACGGGTTAGACCCTAAAGACATAGTTAGGAAAGATACTGGTGGTTCTGGAACAAGTACAGATAAATAAACCTGTTTTACTTATAGGCTCTGGCCCAGCTATAGATGAGTACCTTACACCAGAGATAACAAGTAAATATTTTACATTGTGTACCGGAAGGGCTATATATGCGTTAGATCACGTAGATATAGTTACCTGTCTAGATCTGGTCAGGTTCGTCCATAATATATCCAACTTTTCAGATAGATTTGATCACTTTTTAGTTCCTCACTGTCTAACCACTAGATTCTGGACTGGAAGCAAATCTGGAATACTAGAGGTTACGAACACGACCCCTATCTACACTTTTAACACTGGAGCTAGCAGTCCAAGCTCAACAAAAGATTGGTCGGACGTTCAGTACACATACAAAAAAAGCCCAAAGCACGCAAAGATGGTAGCTCATATGAGCCAGTTTGAAAGCTATAAAAAACAGATGGGCGTTAACGAGGGGTGTACAATACTGCACCCGCATGTAGCTTACGAAAATGCACTTAGGGTACTGTCGATCTCTTCCACATTATCCCAGAAGATAGAGATGTTTTTGAGAGAAGATGTCGATCTAACACACTGCCCTATAGATCAGTTTTTATTAAAAGATAACACTCTGAGAAATCATTGTAGTTGTTTGCACTTCTTAATAAATTGGCTTTGGCTAAAAGGAGTTAATAAAATACATACAATTGGTATAACAAGAGAATATGAAGGTTGGGGACATACAAGACAGTTATTTGATTTTTACGGTATCAATTTTACTATGATGGAAGATTTTGGTGGAGAAATAAAATTATGATTTTAATATCTCATAGAGGTAACGTTTACGGTTCAGAACCTAAACTAGAAAACAGTCCTATGTATATAAACTCTGCCTTACAAGAAAATTACTTCGTAGAGATAGATGTGTGGAAAATAAAAGATACTTGGTTTTTGGGTCACGACGGACCAGCATACGAAACAAACGAAAGGTTCTTAACACAAAAGAATCTACTAATACACGCTAAAAATCTAGACGCATTAAAATCTTTGTTAGAGCTAGATGTTCACTGTTTTTGGCATCAAGAAGATTTCTATACTATTACCAGTAGAGGTTTAATAATTAGTTATCCGGGTTATGCTACTGGCGAAAATGTTATTTGCATGAAGCCTGAACTTATATCAATGGATACAATACGCGACTGTTATGCAATATGTTCAGACTATGTGGGCATCTATAAAGATCGAAAGCCAGAAGTTAGGGTGGGTTTTAGTGAAACACGCTGACGTAACGATTGTCATACAGGGTCCTTCTGTTAGCGTATCTGGAAAACTGGGTGCTGCATTTAGAAATTTAGAAAACTACAGCAAGCACGTTGGCAATATTGTAATATCAACTTGGGATGACAGCAAAGTAAAGCCATCAAAAAGGATGTTAAACAGGCTTGGCATCAAGTATGTTGAAGATTCTAAAGATCATTATAAAAATCATTACAACAGCTCTAACATAGCATATCAATCTGCAACTTCACTAAATGGATTAAAACTCGTTAAAACTGAATATGCTATAAAAGTAAGGTGCGACGAGAAGTATACCGACATTTCTAAATTTATAAAGGTAATGAAAAGTGCGCCAGAAAAAATAACGACTAGCAATTTTCTGTTTACTTCTGATGACTTTAGTCAATTCCACATATCCGATCACGTAATTGGAGGAAAGACGGAAAACTTGATAGGAATGTTTGATAATACGTCTATGCTATGCAAACACTACACTAATAAGACAGATCCTATAACAGGAAGTGACTTAGCTATAGATAACTACAGAAATGGAAAAACAAAAAACGACGAAATATCACCAGAGTCACTTTTGTTTTTGTGCTTCTTAGCTTACAAAGAAATTGAAATAGACTGTTCAAAGTCTATAGAAATAATGAATGATAATTGTCAACTTGTTGAATTAACAGATATGGGAGACTTTCTTTGCCATATGTCTTGTATACCCTATACAAACTACGATAGGGTATTAGAGGACACGGCTACTATAACATCAATGAACGACCTATGACCAGAAGTAAAGATATAGGCTTTATATTTTTAATGTCACTCTTAATTACAGTGCAATTTCCAGTCGAACAATCCACTTGTATATTTTTAGCTTTCGTAGCTTACAGGAGAAAAAATGTCTAAAATATTAGTTACAGGAGGTGGCGGGTACGTAGGAAACGTATTATGCCGACATCTATTAGACAAAGGTTATGAAGTAAAATGCGTTGACAACTTTCATAAGGGTCAATGTGACGCAATTATTCCATTAGCAACAAATCCAAGATTTGAATTTGAATACGGCGATGTAACCGTCTTGGAACAAATGAAGGAGGCTGTACGTGGGTGTGACGCTATTATTCATCTCGCTGCTATTGTTGGCTTTCCGGCTTGCAAATCCCAACCTGCGTTGGCAACGGCGGTGAACGTAGAGGGCGCTAGAAATATTATTTTTGCAAGAGAGGCTTATAATCCCGAAATGCCTCTTGTTTATGCGTCCACAGGCAGCGTGTACGGCAAGGTAGAGGACGTTTGTACAGAAGAGTCCCCTCTCAACGCTGTATCGCTTTACGGGGCAAATAAGAGGGTTGCAGAAGAGATGGTGGGAACACAAGACAACACTGTCTCTTTTAGGTTTGCTACTGGGTTTGGTGTCAGCCCATGTATGCGGGTGAATTTGCTCGTAAACGATTTTGTGTATCAGGCTATGACGAATAAGATACTGACTATTTTTCAAGCAGATTTTCGCAGAACTTTCATTCATGTAAGAGACATGGCAAAAGCTTTTACTATGGGTGTCGAGAACATGGGTAATTGGAAACACAAAGTTTACAACTGCGGAGCTAATCATCTTAACTGGACTAAAAGAGAACTGGCAGAATATGTCAAAGAGAAGACCGGATGTTTTGTTCATTATGAAGAAATTGGAAAAGATGCTGACCAAAGAGACTACGAAGTGAGTTATGATAAGCTAGAAGCCGAAGGGTTTAAGTGCGACGTAGACATGAAGACTGGCATCAACGAATTAATTAAAGTAGCACCTATCTTACAAATTAGGCATCAATACTCATGATAGATTTAAAAGGCTCAAAAGTATTAGTAACTGGTGGAACTGGTTTTTTTGGGAAGGGCATATGTAAAGCCTTAGAAACTAGAGATGTAGAAGAAATTATAGAAGTCAATTCTGATGTTGTAAATCTGATGGATATTGAAGCTACTATAATGTTTTTGGATTCAACCAGACCAGACTATTGCATACACGCCGCTGGATATAACGGCGGCATTGAATTTAATAGGATGTATCCTGCTGACATTTTGTACGCAAATACAGTAATGGGATTAAATTTACATCATGCGTGTGAGTATATGAAAGTTAAAAAGGTTCTTTCTATTATGACTTCTTGCGCCTACCCAGACACAGGCATGGAGTTGTTAAAAGAAGAAACTTTTTGGAATGGACTTCCTAACAAAACAATTAGAGCGCATGGAATTGCAAAAAGAACATTACAAGCAGCAGCCGAAGCGTATGAAGATCAATACGATTTAAAATCAGTGACTGCTTGTGTAACAAATTTATACGGCCCGCACGACACATTTAACTTAGTTAGAACTAAAGTGGTTGGTGCTTTGATAAGAAAATTTGTTGAGGCCGTAATAGAAGAGGACGACGAGGTTGAATGTTGGGGTACAGGCGCTCCTATGAGAGAGTTTATGTATGTAGACGATGCCGGTGAAGCAATCGTGCAAGCTTTAGAAAAGTACAACGATAGCTCAACACCTCTAAATATTGGAACAGGGAATGATATCAGCATAAAAGAACTTGTTGACTATATAGTATCTGCCGTGGAGTACGAGGGTAACGTTTTTTGGAACACAGAAAAACCTGACGGACAAATGAAAAAACTCCTAGATACCTCAAGGATGAAAGAAATAATCGACTTAGAACCAATCGCTGTTAAAGACGGTATAGAAAAAACCATAGAGTGGTATATATCAAACAAAGAAAAAGCAGATGCAAAAAATTAATAAAGTTGGTGTAGTTATAGATGACTTAAGCGCCGGTCAGCTATCATACCACATCATAAAAAATATAAATAATTATGTAGAAGAAAACTCTACGGACTTTGTTGCGTTCTTTCAAAACTCAACTTCAAACATGATGCCAATGACCTTTTCGTCTATGTGCATAAATGAGATTTGGAATTTTGATGGCGCGGCAATAGCGACTTCAGTTTCAACAGCTCTCGCAATATCAAAAACGTTTTCTCCTAGAAGAAAGTATTTTTACGTTTGGGATCTAGAGTGGTGCAGAAGAAACGGTAGGGAGTTTGAATACAACGTCCAAGCTTTTAACAAACAAGATATAAATTTAATAGCAAGAAGCGAAGATCACGCCAAGGCTATTAAAAACTATTGCAATAGAGACGTTGTCGGTGTTGTAGAAAATTTTAATATCAACAAACTAATGGAAATAATTAATCATGAGTAATCAATTTTTAGAAAAATACAAAGAGTACATCATAGAACAGTATGTAGACCAAAAGAAGAGTACATACGAGATAGCTCAGGATATTGGCACTTACCCAAATAAGATCAGAAGAACACTAAACACTTTGGGTGTTGATCTTAGGGATAGGAGTTCTGCGCAAACAGTAGCTATTGAAACCGGAAGGCACGAACATCCCACCAGAGGGAAAAAACGAACTGAAGCTGAGAAGATAGCTATCAGTAATGGAATGTCTCACTTCTGGGATAACATGGAAGAAACCGAAAGAGAGCGTCGATCAAAAATTTCTAAAGAGCAATGGGCTTCAATGTCTGAAGAAGACAAGGCAAACCTCAGAAGGCTTGCTGCTGAAGCTGTGCGTAAGGCCAGTAAAGAAGGATCAAAAATAGAAAAATTTATCTGCGAAGGCTTGACGGGTGCTGGTTATGATGTTATATTTCACAAAAAGGGGCTAATTCCTAACGAAAATATGGAAGTTGACTTATTTGTGCCGGGTATTAAAACCGCTATAGAAATAGACGGCCCTGCTCACTTTCTTCCCATTTGGGGAGAAGAAAGCCTACAGAAGCACATCCGTGCAGACGCTCAAAAAGCTGGTATGCTTATTAATAGGGGTTACGTTATTCTCCGTGTTAAAAACTTGATTAAAAACATCTCCCAGAAGCGAATGAGAGATATTCTCAATCAAGTTATTGGGGAGCTTTCAAAAATTGAAAACAAATTTCCCCCTCAGTCAAAAAGACTTATTGAAATAGAAGCATGATAGATTATAATAAAAAAAACATTGCAGAACTAAGGCAAATACTGGAAGATCACAACTGTGCGATTCCTAGCGGTGCAAAAAAAGCCGATTTAGTAAAATTAATTGAGGAAATCATGTCAGAGAATACATTGTTCGACGAAGTCTTTGAAGAGGAATCTTCAGAGCAAGAAATTCAGGAGCAAGATCTAGCTCCGGTAATCGGGTCTCCAGAGTGGAACGATTACGTCATGAGTCACTTTCAGTCTAACGAGCTTATAGATGGAAATCCTATTTGCGCTGGTCTTAGGCGTGTTGCTGAGGATTTGTTAGGTGACATTGTAGAGTCTGGGCCGGTTAAAGTTTTTCCTGCTACAGATAGCAATGGGCCGGGAAGAGCTACTGTTGTTTATCAAGTTATATTCAACTGGGGAAATGCGGGCGTGTACAAGACCTTTAAGGAGGTCGCTGATGTATGGCATGGAAACACAGATGATCTATTCTGTGCGCATCCTGTAGCTACTGCAAGCACAAGAGCCGAAGGGAGAGCTTTAAGAAAGGCATTAAAGATTAGATGTCTAGCGGCAGAAGAGCTTGCTAAAAAAGATATTGTGGAGATAGTTCAGCAGGCTGTTTCCACTCCAAATCAAGATGGTAGAGTTAGTCAACAACAAATTCAGTTTATAGACACTAAGTGTAGCCAGCTTGATATAAATATGTTAGAATTTATAAACATCGGAGAGAACAAATACAAAAGTATCAATGATGTCGATAAAGATTGTGCTAAGTTGATGATTAAACACCTAAACAATTATCAAAACGGCAATACGGAAATTCCAGAATCCATTAAAGGCTATAAGAATTGGAGAAGCTAAATGAAAATTAATTACACAAACAGCACTGGAAGAATCAGTGCAGAAATTATTGCAGATACTCAAGTTGAGGTTTTTGAGCAACTAGCTCATTTTCAAGAAATCTTTGATGAATCTGCTTGTGGCAAATGTGGAAGTGAGAATGTTCGTTTTCAAGTTCGCACAGTAGAAGATAATCTTTACTACGAACTTCGTTGTTTAGACTGTGGCGCAAAGCTAGCATTTGGAACAATGAAGAAGGGTGGAAGACTGTTTCCACGACGTAAAGATAAGGAAGGAAACTGGCTAAACGACCGTGGATGGGTTAAATGGAATCCTGATACACAACAGGAAGAGTAGTCAGTGGACAAAAGAAAAGCCCGTCTCTTATGAGTCGGGCTTTTTTTGTGAAGTTAGTGGGTGCAATATGGGTTTATAGATATTCTAACTCCACGTATAGTCCATATAGGGTTTTACTTCCAACACTGTCTGGAGATGCAGTAATACCTACATACCAGTCATGCTGTGTGTATTGCCCTGTGTTAGATGAACCATCTCCAGCGAAAATACCACTAGGGCCGGGAGATTGTGCTAATGGGACGAAAACGCCACTACCACCTACGGTATTAGTACCAGCAGGAAGTCTGTTGCTTGGATTGGGAGAACCCTGAAACGAGCCTTGAGAGTCTGTTCCAGTGTGAGTTGAACCTCCCCACCAAAGTGCATCTCCAGAACCTTCTATACTATAGGAAGAAGATGGATGTAGAAGTTCGCACGCCCTAGTAATTACACCACTAGCTGGGTGATCTTTATTTGTTCTATCGAATATTCTTAATTTACAGTTTTGCGTTCTAACAGCCGTGCTATTTGTAAATCTAATATTAGCTGTTGCTTTTTCGTTTGGTATGTATCTTAAACCTGTGGCTGGAACTACGCCAGCAGCAAAACCTAGACTGTCTGTTGAATATTTTACATTGTTTGCAGCACCACCCTGTACAGTACCATTCCCGTCTGTAATAAAGGTTGTGTCTTGAAATTTGTTGATTTCTACCGATGCACCAAAAGAACCACCAAAAAACCCTAACCCAGATCCTGACAGGTGATTTACAACTGTGTTACCAGCATAAAAACTTATTGAAGCCATATTTCTCTCTCCTATGGAGGTTATCTACTATAATATTATACACCATT